CCAAGCCCTCAAGAACTACTTCATTATTCTTCTTGGTATTTGGATTCTTCACAGTAATCGTATGTGAAAGTTTTGGCATCGTTGTAAAGAATGTTTCAATTTCTTTGAACTGCTTTGTATTCATTTGTTCAACGAATTCCATCATTTCTTTTTTAGTACAGTCCGCAGCAGACCAACATTCATCTTGATTATAAACCATCTCAATACAAGAAGAAATCATATCAAGAGATTGATCGACACCACTTCCAGCATCTTTCACTTCGAAGTTATTTTCAACAAATTGTTCCATTGATGGATACTTCATTTTCATAGAAAGAGTATCATCTAATTTAATAATATTATTGTGGTTTTTATCTTTTTGAACCTTAATGGTATCAATATCAATTTCCATCTGAACTTCTGTTTCGCCATCATCTGGGCAAGTTACATTAACTTCAATTTTTTCACCAACAGACTTTGCACGAATGTTCAAGAACAAATATTCAATGTCAAATGTGGCAAGTTCTGATACTTTAACGCCTCTGGTAATAATACAGTCGGTCAAAATTTCAATAATGGCATTGGTAATCTGACCCATGTCTTCAGATTCTAGTGCCATCACTAGGATTTTTTCTTCTCTTACTAAGAAAGGACGATACTTAATTTTCTTTCCAGTAGAGGGAATCTCCAACTCATATGTTGGAGTATTAATTTTTGGTAAAGGCATAATCCCTGATGCAATTCAGATATTTTTATTTATTACTGTATTGGAGCAGTTACTGTCCCAGGAGTTGGTGGACCATAGTAACCAGGAACCTCATTTCCTGGAGCTGAGGGGTTTCCAGCACCATCAGTAAATTTTGGTGCCGATAGTACATTCTGTCTCCAAACTCTATATCGGTCATAATACATCGTAACAGTCACTTTTGTTATCTCAGACTCACCATACTGTAATGGAATAGCAGAAACTGCCTTGGGAAAAGAATCTATAAGTTGATATGTAATTTGAGTTGCACCAGGAACATTATAGTTTCTCTCAAACTTTGTAATATAAAATCCCGATGCATTTTTATAATGTTTTGGATAATTAAAACGGCGATAATAGTTGCTACCAACGTTTTCATTATAAACACTTGGTTCCTGAAGATCAAAACTATTACCACCAGATATAAAGTTCATCCATGACTCAAAAAACATTAAAATTTTATAGTCTCTATCAACATAAAATGAAAAATCTATATCGGTATTAATTCTGGTATGTGCATACTCCTGAACTACACCCTGAAAGTTGTCTTTGATTTCTCCAGTTGCATACGTTGATGATGGAAGAGTTGCACTTGCACAGGAAAATGATAATAACCTTTTAAAAGTATCGTCCCATTCAAAACCATAAATTGGTTTTAAAGATTGTATTTTTAAGTGGTTTATAAAATTACTCGTTGCCCAACCATTTTCGATAAAAACCTGATACAGATTTGACCGTGCAAATCCACCTTCCCCAAGTGTAGAACGAACATCTTTAGAAGTTAAAGTTTGAATATTGGGGATATTAGGCATTTCTAAATATTAATACAGCCTTTGTTATTAGTTATTTAGATGTCATATAAGGGAAAATTTCAACCATCATACCCTAAAAAATATAAGGGTGATCCAACAAACATCATCTATCGTTCTCTTTGGGAGAGAAAATTTATGATGTACTGTGATTTAAATGAAAATATTATTGAATGGGGATCTGAAGAAATTGCCTTACCATATCGTTCTCCACTAGATAATCGAGTTCATCGTTACTTTCCAGACTTTTATATTAAGGTCAAAGAAAATAATGGTGTGATTAAAAGATATTTGATTGAAATTAAACCAAAAAAACAAACCATAGAACCAAAAGTTCAAAAAAGAAAAACAAAATCATATATCTATGAAGTCACAGAATATGCAAAGAATATGGCAAAATGGAAAGCGGCAGAAGAATTTTGTAAGGATCGTATGTGGGAGTTTAAGGTTTTAACAGAAGATGAACTAGGTATTAAATAATGGCAAATCCAACGGACGATAAATCAAATCGTATTCGTTCTGTGATGGATAATGTAATCGGGACTGAAGATCCTGATGACTTAATGCTCGAATTGATGGGTGTACTGGAAGAAGCAGGTAAAGTTCCAGAATCGGGTAGATACTATGTTTTTGTATATCAACCCAAGACTCCTAATATAAAATATGATCAAAATCCTCTTGTGGCAGTTAGCGATGTTTTTTCATGGGGATTCAGAGGTATTAACTTACACTGGGGTAAAGTGAGACAATATACATGGAACGAAATTGTTGGACAAATTTATGAGATTACATCTGATGAACTTGCTGATGCACGAGAAATACCTTTTGCTAAATACCGTCTAAATAATTAATAATAAGATAACTGGTCATATTAAATGGCAGCACCTACTGGTATATTAAGATATCCATATGAAGCAATAACGGAAACGACCGATTACTTGCAGTTGGTGATTTATAGTTATGATACTGCGGCAAGTGGTGGTAATAATAAGTTAATCTCTCAGAATTTGACCAATCAAAATCCATATTCAACATTATCAATTGCCAAAAATGTAGATAAGAAGAAAGTATTGGGACCTGATGGTGTTATTGCATTACCAATGCCTTCTAATATTGAAGATAGTAACTCAGTGTCTTATGAATCTGGTGAGTTGAATAAACTTGCTGGCACTGCTTTAGACATGGTTAGCGGTATAATGGGTTCTGTTAAATTAGGAGTTGATGCTACTTCAACTGCACAAAATAAAGCAGCGTTTGAAAAACAAAGAACAAGAATCCAAGACTTGTTAGGTGCAAATACACCACAATTAAAAAATTTAGTATTACAACAATTAGCAGCTAATGCAGTTAATGTATTTGGTGCAAACGTATCTGTCAACCAAATACTTGCACGTTCTGAAGGTAAGGTTCTTAACCCAAACATGGAGTTACTCTTTAATAATGTAACCTTGAGAACTTTTAGATTCTCGTTCAAAATGACTCCACGAGATGAAAATGAATCAACATCCATTAAGTCTATTATTAGAACTCTGAAGAAAAATATGGCGGCAAAATCTGTTGATGATGGTTTATTTCTAAAAACACCTAACGTTTTTGAACTACAATATAAAAAAGGTAATCGCCCACATCCTTTTTTAAATACATTTAAACCAGCGGTTCTCAGTGATATGAGTGTCAATTATACTGGAGAAAATATTTATGCCACCTATGGTGATGGAACACCTCTGGCTATAATCATGACACTAACATTTAAAGAACTTGTTCCAATTTATGAAGCTGATTATGATAATATCAACTTTAATGGAGAAAATCAACAATTTAGTGACAATGATCTAGCTTATGGTCTTAATGGTAAACCAGGAAATAAGATTCAGAATGATAATGTTCAAGGAGTAGGTTACTAAGATGGGATACTTTAGAGAACTACCAAATATAGAATATCTTTCACCTCTTTCGGAACGTAACTCTGCTTCCGAATATATTGAAGCAAAAAATCTTTTCAAACGTGTTAAACTTAGAGATGATTTTCAAAATTCTCTAACCAACTTTGACAAATATTATATTAGAGATGGAATGAGACCCGACCAAGTTGCCGTTCAACTTTACGGATCACCACAACTTGATTGGGTTGTTTTAATTTCCGCTGGAATCACGAATATTAGAAATCAATGGCCATTGTCTGATCGTGATATCTATGATTTTGCTCAGGATGCCTATGGCACAGATATAAATGCCACAAGATTTTATGAAACCAAGGAAGTGAAAGATAGTAGAGGGAGAATTATTCTTCCAAAAGGTCAGATTGTTGATTATAATTTTAAATCACCAAAACCAAAGATTGATACTTCACCAACCACTTCCTATGTTCAGTTCTGGGACAGTGGATTGAATACGATGGTAACAAAAACAGACATCACGGTTCCAATCACCAACTTTGAGTATGAAACAAGAAGAAATGATGAAAAGAGAGGAATTTACGTTCTGAGACCTAGTTATCTCCAACAATTCTTGGTTGATATGAGAAAGACTATGCAGTATACGAATTCCTCTCAATTTGTAAATAGAAAAATGAAGAGAGCGGAAAATATCAGAGTAACTTCACCATAAGAGTTCTAAACTTTTATCAAAAATCATTACATATCGGTGCTTACGAGAGCGGTCTTTCCATTCTCCTTTGGCACCTTTTATTTTGCCTCGTGAATGCTTTGTTCCATCTGCAAAGTAGAAATCTTTTTTTGGTTCTGATAGACCACAGTACCTAAAGTTACAAGCGCGATAGATTGTACCAGTATGATGGTCACTATCAGCGTATGAGATAATCCCCCTAACGCTGGTCTCTTTTCTAAGGCGTCTAATCGCTTTTGATACGAACCAAGAAGTGATATTATACTCGCTCTGCTGTGTAGTCGGGTGAATGCAGAGTCTTGAGAGTTCAAAAAGTCCTTGCTGTTCATGGCGTTCTAATCCAAAAGCACCTTTTGCAATTTCAGGAACAGGGAGACCTGTAAAAATACAGACTCCCTGAA